TACATTTATTTGATACGCACCATCTACACCAGAACCACCATTTCCACTATCAGACGCACTAGCAGTTGCACTAGCAATTATTTTGTAAGTATTAGCATCAACAACGGATGTAATTTGATGTTCTGTGTTTAAGACAGACGCAGTAATATTACCGCCCAAACTAACTGCACCAGATATTGTAACAAAATCATTTACTACCGCACCATGAGAGGAGTCCGTAACTGTTAGTTCAGCAGATCCATTTGTTGCAGAAAATGTAATACTATTTGTAGAATTTTTTCGAATTGGTGTTATATCATTGAAGCCACCACCCTCTTCTATGTAATATTTTAAATGTGTGCCTACACCCATATAATTAGAACCATCCAAAGCAACCCAGTTATGTAAAGCTCTGGCTGTGCCTAAATAAGTATTACCCGACTGTTTAACCCATCCACCTATTTTTTCTGGAAAGCCTGCATAAAATCTTACTTTTTCACAATCGAAGTAACCTCCTTCGTTTGAATAAGAAGTTATTTCTCTATTTATTCCTGGTCTAAATTTTAAACTTATCAAAGGCATAAGACATAGTATCCTATTTTTTTAAAACTGACAATATTAGCAGTTTATTTAGTATGTATAATCTCTAAGTTCATTTATAGTAATATTAAATGATATAGAAATTCTTTGTTCATCAGACATGTTTGGGTGTGCCATATGTTGTAAAAAAGATGGAAAAATAAAAATATCTCCACTTTGTGGTAAAACTCTATACTCATCTCTATGATATAGATCACCTTCAATAGCAATCATATTAGCACTACCTCGTGGATCAAAAAAAGAAATATGAGCTGGGCCTATATCTAATCTATTTTGTTCTAATTTATCTTGGATAGGAACATGAACATAGTAAACTCCAGACAACCAACTAAATGGATGTGTATGTGGAACATGATAGTCGCCTCTTACATTTACGTTTGCCCAACCATCGAGAGTGTATGTAAAACTTCTTTTCATTTTTGATTCTATAACATATTTTTCAATAACTGTTGTAATATTACGAGTCAACCAACTAACATTATCATTTTCTAAACGCAAAAAGTTATGCTCTCTGTAATTGTTTGTCATGTTTTTAATATTTTTATTTCTCTCAAGTATAACTTCTTTGAGTTTTTCATTGTTTTCTTCGTGAGAGGGTAAACTGTCTTGTATTAGTAAAGTTGACCAAAGATAGTTTGTCTTCATGTATTATTTTCTACTTTCCACATGTTATCAAGTATTTCTGGGTTTTTACTAATGACTGGATGAGGATTAATCATATGATGTTTAAACATTGGAGTGATACCCCCTCCAAAATAATTTATGTTTATGGTATTTCTAAATTGAGTATTTGAAGGAGAAGAACTTGCATGAGGCAAAGAGGCATCAAATAACAGTAATCTATTCTCTCTTGAACTTATTTCTGTTCCATCTGCCATAATAGTGGGTGCATCACAATTTGTAAGATATAACAAAGCTCCATTATGTTTAAAGTCGGCATCGCTATGAGACGCATGAACTGTTGGCTTGTCTTTACTGTTTGAAAAATACATGTTAGCTTTCACTCTATTCAAACAAAAAACTTGTAGCTTATCTAATATAAACAGAAAAGGTCGATGATCTACTCTCTTGTTCCATTGCAACTCTGGATTTACAGTAGATATAAAAACTATTGTTGCAAAATACATATCAGAATTTTCTTTATCGTGATCATTTATTCTACCACTTAAGTTCCAAGGGAACTGTCCGTTAGGACCTAAATAAGATTTTAATTCTCCAAACTCGTGTGGAGGTAAAAAATCATCGTAAACTATGTAATACATATTATCACCTATGAAAAATTAGGACCTTTAACCCAACAAACTAAACTGTACCTCGTTCCTTTTGTAACTGGTTTTACACCGTGTTTCATATAAGAGGGAAAAAATATTACAGTTCCTTGTTGTTTAGAGTCCTCTACATTAAACTTTTCTTTATCATTTGGAAATTCAAACTCACCACCTTCATAATATTCTGGAGAGGTCAGTTGTATAGATAAAGATAACTTTCTTACAATCCCACCAACTGGGACTGGGTCATATACACCGTCTTCGTGAGGTGTATAAAACCCTTGATTTTGTTCGTCATATTTAGTTATTTGAAAAGGTTCTGGTTCCATCAGATCAAAGCCATAATAATCTTGATTAACTTTTTTTATAAGTTGTAGTATTGGGAGATAAATTTCAAGATGTCTGATCACGCCCACTAACCAACTTGTTTCACTTCTTCTTTGTGTTGCATCTCTAAATCCTTGACCACCTCCCTCTTGTGGACCACCTATAGAAGCAGGCCCAAAATTGTTTTTTGCAGTCTCTATTATCTGATTACATAGTTGAGGACTTATTGCATTTTTTGCGACAATAATATTTCTTCTCATATTTTACCTTTACGTTTATCTGGTTGAACCGTTGGTCGATATAAAGATTCTCTTTCGTCATATATGTATTTACTGTTTTCTCCATCTGCATCAACATAATGTAAAAAAACATGAGCTGAGTTATCGTGAGGACAAGCCTTTCTGTAATGCGATTGTTCACAACCTTTATACACTATACCTTGTCCCATTTTTAAATCAACTGGAGTGTCATCAATATAAATCGTCCACGGTATATTTGGATTTGAAGAACCTAAACAAATAGTTGTGCTATATTCACAAGACGGTCTATCTACATGGTTTTGTAATACAGATCCTTTTACATAATTCCTAAAAAAAGAATAAGTTGGTAACAACTTTTTTTGCGTTAGTTGTTCAACGGTGGGTTTTAAATGTATTAATAAACTTTCAAAAACAAGATCACCATAGAAATCTTGACAAGGCATACCCTCCACGTCTTCTTGATACTCTAAATTATTTATCAAACTTTGAGTATGCGTGTTTAAAAAGTGAAATAAATGTTCTGGAAGAACAAAAATAGAATTTTTCATTTACTGACCCCACGATAGGGTATCACATTATGTAATTAACTCCAAGGAAAAGTCGCACTAAAACTGTCTCCAGAGCCAGTTCCTTTTGCAGTAGACCCATCTATTTCATCTTCAAAAGCTAAATAATTT